TCCGAAAGGGCTGCCATGCCAAATTTTACCGGGTATGTTTTGTTGTTAGACGTTATTTCTGCGTGCATTCTTTATTGATTTTTACGAGTTTGTGCCCTGCGTTACCGCGCCTGTCACGGTGAATGTTGCCGAGAAAGAAGAGTTATCTTCAACTGGTGTGTTCAGGTTCAAAGCGGTGATGTACCCGCTACCCTGCCAGTAGGTGTCGCCACTTTCCGACGTTGCGAATTTCAGCAGGAGAAGCGTTCCGTTATCAAACGCCGTGAACATGTCGGAAAACTTTTTGTTTGTCGTATCGAACGAAAACAAACCATCTGTTGAAAGCGTTGCCGACTTTCTGCCTACCTCAGCGGTTGCCCAGCCTCCGCCGGGTGCGTCTTTTGTCAGCGTTTCCCGCGTTTCCCTGGTCATATCCAGGGTACAAGAAGTTGCGTGGCCAATAGCCACACCGCTCATGTAGATGCGCAGATCAGTTCCATTTACTATCCCTGTGGTTGCCATTTGTCTGTTATTTTAAAGTTCGGTTAATCTTTGGTTTTTTATTGTTCGCCGGGGCTGCGTAAAAATTATTGACCTCAACCTTTTGTGGTTCTTGGTCTTTTTCCTTTTGCGGTATCGGGTCGATGCGTTTCTGATTGTCGTGCTTTCGTGCTACCTGCAATCCTATCAGGGCATTTGCGTAGTTTATTTCAGCATCCACCAAGTCTCCGGGTTTCCAGGCTTCGTACGGTATAAGGATTTCGATTATCATTAAAAGTCGTTTTCCCTTGCTATTCGCGCGTGCGCTTTTGCAAAGTCTTTTTGCATTATGTTAAAAACTTCCGGCCTTTCAAGTAATGGCTCTAAAATGTATTGTCGATATTTCCAAGCCTTACCAAAAATCATACTTGCATAGTATCCAGAAGCACTCCTGGAAGTTTTGCCATATTCGCTCATCGATAGCCTGATTACTTTTGGCCCTATCTCGTAATCTTTCTTTCTGGTGAAATAGTATTTTGTTGATTTTAACAAGTTCCCTTTGTATATCCTTACCTTTTTTCGATAGGTTCCTGAGCCCATATAGGCGTAATGATATTTCTCTCCATATTCCCGGTCCTCAAATTGGCTCCTGGGATAATTTTCCTTTCTGGCTAATCTTGCAACAGCGGCGGCGGCTCCTCTCAAAACTAATTTTCGGCCTGTTGCGCTATCTACGTCGGAAATGTACTTTTTAAATGCAGCTTTTAAGGCCTGGTCATTGGTTAAGTACATCCCTGTGCGCTTATTCACCCCCGCCGTGTACAACTTTTTAAAAAGTCCCATGCCCTACCGCTTTTGCCTAAGTGAATAAGCCTGCATTACTGCAAATACTTTTTCGTCCGCATTCATTTGTGCGGATTGTTGATCCTTGAAAATGATGCTATCAACCGCCACGCCCTGCATTGTGCCCGAATAGCGGTCTAACGCCGTTCGGCATGCGGATGCAATGTCCTGGGCACTGGTGTAGCTTTTCGCGTATGCCATTACGGCAAAATCTACCATATCCATCTTAGATACGCCGTCCTTTGTGTCACTGGGTGTAGTTCCTTCGATTTGATAAACCACGAAAGGAAATGCGGTATCCTGTGTTGCAATATCCGGGTAAATGCGGGTTGAGACCAAAGCGGCTACACCTGCATTAGCCGACAAAATCCCGTATATTGCTTTTCCTGTACTCATATAAATGCCCCTGTACCGATTTGCTGACAGCGTAGGGTAATGAATTGCTTATCCTGGCTAACCGCCGTTCCTTCAATATCCCACGTCCTGCCATCGAAAATCACCCGTACCCGCTCTGTAATTGCCCGGTTTCGGATGGTAAAATTTACTTTTGCCTGCCAGGTTTGCCGGCCTGATCTTTCGGCTTCAATCCCTTCGGTTCCCAGGTACTCCACTTTAGCCCAAAGGGTCGCGACAGCGGAATAAGTTTCTATTCGTTCTCCGTATGTATTGGTCGTCTCCGTGTACGTCTGCAACTGTATCCGCCTGTCCATCTCGCCTATCGGGTCGTACTTTGCTTTTGCCATTATCTCGCTTGTTGTTTAGCGGAAATAGTTTATCCGGTACTTGTCAAATAAGTGCATGGCAGCAGTCGGAAGTACAAATACGCTATCCTGTCGATTTGCGTAGCTTTCGGCAATCGTTTTCAGCATTCCGAGCTTTATTGCAGCAGGTATTGCAGCGGCGTTGGCAAATCCGGCCTGGTACGTCGCTTTTACCCCGGCTCCTTGTATCGTCACTTCCGGAAAAGTCATATTTTCTTTCCTCAGCACCAATGGCGGTTTTGCCGAGGGGTGCAGGACGTAAAAAGAACTGTCCAGTAGGGTAGAAGTGCCTCCCGGTGGCGTGTAGTAGATGTGTGTCAGGCTGATTATTGGCGTAATCGAAAGCCGTAAGCCGTAAGGGTAAAAGCCGTCGTAGTATTCCTCTATCGTTTGCGGCAGTAGTGCCATTTGCAGGTATTTTTCCGCACTTTCACGGGCTGCACTGATAAGCAGGGTAATAAGGGTGTCATCTGCTGAATCGTCGACTTTCAGCCAGGCTTTTACATCGGAAAGCGTTAACGGCTCTGATGCGGGTTGCGCGATTACCTTATATTGCCCGGTTTCGTACATGCGAAAAAGCTTTGGGAAGGGCGTTTTAGGCCCCTCCCTATATGCAAAAGGTGAAGATGATTACGATTTAGCGACCATCAACTTGATAGCAGCACTTTGGATTAACTGTCCGTCAACACGCAGCCAGCCGAGGAAACCGTCTTCCAGGTAATCGGCATATCGCTCCTGCAAGCGGATAAGTTCGAAATCCTTTACATACCGGATAACGTACTTCGACCAGTCACCGAATGCGGCAATCTTTTTAGATGCACCGAGTGACGGGAAAGCCTGGTTGATTACGTATGGATATCCCAGGATGCGGTCAGGCTGTCCGGGAGCGAAAGAAGGCTGCCAAATCGGTTCGTCGTCGGTCGTACCAAAGTCGAGTTTGCGGATAAGTGCCAGCGTGTTGTCGTTGAACATGAAAGCTACGTTCGGGCCACCGCGATAGGCAGGGTCAACGGAATGCACCAGGTCAATGAACTCTTTTTTGTCCAGTGCCGTATTGGATGCAGTTGTCTTTCCGGTGCCAGCACCATAGGTTGCGTCCAGGATGCCCTTTGGCTTTCCTGATCCGTTACCGTCGGTGAAAGCGTTGTTTAACGCGCGGCCTGAGCTTTCACCAAAGAAGGTGGCGAGATATTGGGCGACAAAGTTTACATCCTCATCCTGGATAAATTCCCAGGTAAGGTTTGCAATGTCGCTCCAAAGGTGAGCGGAAAACTGCTTCCGGGTGAAAGTGAATTTGCGGGAGGTAAGGCCAGCGGCGCGGGGTTCTGCCTGCCATGCTCCGGTTTCGGCTGTATCGTCGATGCCTGGCCAGTTCATCGTTCCCCCGCGAGGTGAACGGATAATGCGGCCTGCCTGCAACATACCGCCAAAGGCTTTCTGAGTTACTTCGAGTTCCCGCATGAATTCCTCCGGGATAACATAAGCACCGTCCGACTGCGTAGAAGTAACGGCACGCGTTACGTCGTCGGCTGCAATGCGTCGCTTCGCTTCGCCGTGCGTCATTGGGGCTTCGGTAATCAAGCGCGTAAAGAATGCACGGTAGGCATCTTTCGGGTCTTGTTGCTTCGATGCACCTGGAAGAACGGGGGCGGGCGTTTCGTCAACGCGGTTAAGTTCGGCAGAACGGTCTGCCAGGATGCGGACGCGCTCAAGTTCAGCAGTGTAAGCCTTAAAATCTTCGTCGGCCTTGTTCCACTGCGCGTCTTCATCAGCAGTCATTGCCCGGCCTTCTTCTTTTGCGCGCTTCAAAAGGTCCTGCATTTGGTAGTGGACCCTGGCGCGTTGTTCCAAAATTTCCTTTTCAGTTCTCATTTGATTAAATTCATTAAGTGGGTTAAACGGCGCAAATGGTCTTCGCGCCAGGATTCTTCTTCTATTTTTTGCCTTTCGGCTTTTTTGGTCTCTTTGGCTTGTTCGGCATCGGTATAAAATTTAGTTGCCTGCTCCAATAATTCCCGGTAGCTGTATTTTTCCGGGTTTTGCACTGGCAGGGCTGTTTCGTAATTTTCGATTTCGGCAATTAAGCCCATTTCCAAGGCATCCTTTGCAGTAAGCCAGTGGTCTGCGTAGTCTTCGTAAAATTCCTTTTTGATTTCTTCTTCGCTCATGCCAGTAGCGTCGGCAAAGGTGGAAATTGCGCTTTGGTCGAATTTATCGAGCATGTCAGCAGCGGCACGCATATCTTTTGCGGTTCCGAATGCAAAACCGCCTGTGGCGTGAATCATCAACTTGCTGTTTATGCTTGCATGACGATTTTTTGCAGCAGCCCAAATGTCAAAGGCCATCGAAGCGGCAATACCATCGACGTAGGTGTGAATTTCGGCTTTGCTGTTGCGTATTGCCGTAATTATCGGGTCTCCGTGCATCACCGAGCCACCGGGGGAATTTATGCGGATGTTAATACGCCCGGTTTGCTTTTCCAGTTCTCGGATCGCTTTTACAACGGCTTTATCCGTTATATCCTCCTCCGGGTCCTCTCCATAAAACGGGTCGGCCTTTTGGCCTATATACCCATAAAGGTAGAGTTCGCCCGTATTGCCCTCTTTGTCGTAGTAAGCCCGAAAGTATTTATCCTGGATTTGCATTGGTATCGGTTTGCGAGTTGCCAAATAAGGAAAGTTGCCCGTCCGGGTTTGCCGGGTTGACCATGTTTAGCGGAATATAGTAATCCTGCCCGGTGCCATCCGAAATTGGGTTCAGGCCTTCCTCCGCTCTTGCTTCGTCCCGGTTGATAATTCCCCATTTCATTAGCGCATCTATCCGCTTTGCCCTGGCTTCGCTGTCGGCACGTAGCAAGG